GAGGGCGAGCCGCTATATATTGGTATGGATTTCAACGTAACCAAGATGGCCGCAACAATATATGTTAAACGCGATGGTGGCAGAGAGTGGCACGCTGTCGATGAAGTCACTAATGGTTATGACACTCCTGAGATGATAACGATACTCAGGGAGAGATACCCAGATCATCACATAACCGTTTACCCTGACAGCTCAGGGAAGAACAGGAAAAGCGTATCGGCATCATCATCTGATATTGGTTTGCTAGAGGGTGTTTTCTCTGTTGTCTATAATACAACCAATCCATTTGTTAAAGATCGTGTTTTGGCTGTCAATTCAGCGTTTCATAGAGGCGTTTTATTTGTTAACACTAGGGCTTGCCCAACAACAGCGGACAACCTAGAACAGCAGGTTTACGGCAGTAATGGCGAGCCCGACAAGAAGGGCGGCAAAGATCACCAAAACGATGCCACTGGATACCCAATAGCCTATGAGATGCCAATCAATAAGCCTTGCATTGAAACTAATATCAGGATGAATTACTAATGAATAATCAGACTTTAACTTATGATCGGCATCCACAATATGATGCCTCTGTTCGCATCTGGGAGCTTACACAAGCAGCCTCAACACCAATGGCCGTAAAAGATGCGGGGCCGAAATATCTGCCACTGGCTGCAAACCATGAAAGCAAGTTAGACCCTAGATATGTTGCTTATTTAGATCGCGCTGTGTTTTACGGGTTCACACAGGAAACTATTAGCGGGTTGCTTGGTTTAGCCTTTCGCCAAGGTGTGACTATTGAGACAGATGCGGCCACTGATTATATAAATAAAAACATTGACGGCGATGGCATAGGGTTAGAGCAGCAAGCCAAGGCATCAATGACTGACCTTATAAAATATGGTCGCGCTGGTTTGTTTGTCGATTTCCCGCCTACCGATGGCGAAGTAAGCAAGGCAGAACAGGAGCGGCTGGCATTATCTGCAACTGTTAATTTATATAACGCTTTTTCAATTGTTGATTGGTCGTCTATTCATGTTGGCAGTGTGTCGATGTTGTCGCGTGTTGTTCTTTGTGAAATTCAGTATAGGGATAGCGAAGCAGGCTCAACAGAAGAAGTTGAGGTTAAGCGAACACTGGCGCTTGATGAGGAGGGTTATTATTTTGTAACGGAAGAGGTCGAGGGCGCTGATGATAGGTTTTATCAGCCTACTAACTCAGCAGGCCAGCGTTTAAATTATATCCCGTTTTATTTTGTTGGCTCGACTAACAATAATACTAATATTGATGATGCGCCCATTTACCCAATAGCCGATTTGAACATCGCTCACTACAAGAACAGTGCAGACTATGAATCTGCCGCGTTTCTTGTATCTCAGCCACAACCTTGGGCTACTGGATTAACACAATCTTGGGTTGATCAAAACGTTAGCGGGTTTCTGATGGGTTCAGGCTTGCTGGCATTACCACAAGGGGCGACATTCGGCATAGAGCAGACACAACCCAATATGGTAGCAATGGAGGCTATGAACCATAAGCAGCAGTCTATGATCTCGCTAGGCGCTAAGCTAATCAGCCCTGACATGAGCTTTAACACGGCATCAGAGGCGATTATCGCCAGCGCATCAGAGAACAGCAGATTGCAGACGCTTATGGATAACGTAGTAATGGCTTATGGTTCGGCAATGGCTGCGCTTGCTGATTTTAACGGCTCAACTCAGCCAGTATTTACTATCGACACTGACCTGAGCGCGATAATGGCCGACCCTCAGATGGTTGCATCTGTGACTGATAGCTGGATGAAAGGCTTAACACCTGCGCGTGATGCTCGTGACTATCAGCGGTCGATTGGTGTGTTGAAGCGCACAGAGGAAGAGATCGAAGATGATTTGGCCGATACAATTTCGCCATTGGACTCTTCAAATGTCGAATGAAATGCTTGACGCTTTCACCAGGCACCAGATATTTGTGCAGAGGTATGGAACGGGTCAGGCGAAGAAGTTTGACGCCTACCTGCGCAATGCCGACAAGGTTATCAGGGATGTATTAAGCGCTCAAGATGACGTTATAAGCAGCCGTAAAGCATTAGCATCTGTTATTGCTGATATTACATCAGGCATTGGCAAGGATGGCGTGTATGGCGATTACGTTGAGCTGCTAGAGGCTGATTTATCAGACTTTGCAGGTGAAGAGGTTGGCTTTAGTGTAAAAACTTTGGCAGATGGAACCACTGCGGCGGTGGTTGCACCAGAGGCGGCGGCGGTTATGGCTGCGGCTTATCGTAAACCGATGGGTTTGCCTGGTGCTATGCCTCCCCTGCTTGATGGGTTTATTAAACAGCTAACTACCACTGAGGTTAGGCGTATTAATAACGTCATAACAGCGGGTTTTTCCGAGGGTAGAACAACGGCGGAGATGGCGCGGCAAATCAGGGGAACTAGAGCTAACAGGTTCAACGATGGCATTTTAGCGACGACTCAGCGCAACGCCTATGCAATAGCGCGAACCTCAGTTAATCATGTGGCAACTCAGGCGCGTGAAGCTAGTTATAGCGATAACTCTGACATATTAGACGGCGTGGAGTGGTCAAGTACATTGGACAACAGGACATCGAATATTTGCCGATTCTATGATGGCAAAGTGTTCCCGCCAAATGAGGGGCCAAGACCACCGGCGCACGTCAATTGCAGATCCGCAACGCTTCCATCGGTTAAGCCGAGCTTATCTATATTCGCAGACAATGAGGAACGTGTATCTATTGGTGCTGACGGGCCGGAAGTGGTCAAGGCTAGCAAATACTATACTTGGTTAAAGACTCAGCCAGCGGCGTTTCAGAATGAAGTGCTTGGCGTCAGTAAGGGTAAATTATTTCGCAACTCTGGGTTAAACCCTGATGAGTTTAGGAAGCTGACATCTAACAACTTCGGTAAACCGTTAACACTTGCTGAGATTAAGCGCAAAGACGCTACAGCATGGGGCAATGCAAACCTTGATTGATGCTGTATAATGTGAATGATTAAATTAATATGCTATAACGTAACAGGGCAGCGCCCTTAAACCTCCAGCGGAGAGAACAATGTCAGACGAAACAATTACAGAAACGCCAGATTACGCGGCACAATTAGCATCAATGCAAGAATCAATTGACAAGTTGAGTGCAAAAAATCAAGAGCTACTTGGCGAAAAGAAAACGGCGTCAGCAAACGCTACGGCAGCGGAAGAAGCGAAGGCCAAAGCAATAGAAGAGGCTGCGCGAAAATCGGGCGATGTTGCTGCGCTGGATAAAAGCTGGCAGGAAAAATACGACGCTTTGACACAGCAAACAAGCGCAACTATTAAAGAGCGTGATAACCAGATTGGCGGCTTAACGTCTGGGGCGCAATCACTACAGGTTGCAGCCGAGTTAGCGGTAGAGGGTTCGAGCGAGGTGTTAAACACACTGATAAAGTCTCGATTCAAAACAGAATATACAGAGGGTAAGCCGGTAACGGTTATTCTCGATAAGAACGGCGAACGGTCAGCGATGACAGTGGCCGAGCTTAAAAACGAATTAGCTAATGATGTGGCTTTATCGCCATTAATCAGCGGCTCAAAAGCATCAGGCTCCGGCGGAGCTGGTAATAAATCGAGTGGCGGCGCTACTTCGACAGGTAATAACACTTACTCAAAAATTGTCGAAGGTTTCGACGCACTCCCCCAACGATAGGAAATAAATTATGTCCAGTTCAGATATGGTAAATTACGACCAGTACTTTATGCCAGCAATCGCAGAGGCTTACGCTCAAAAGATTGATATGTTTAACGCGGCATCAGCCGGCACCTTGCAACTATCAAGCAATGGTTTTGATGGTAGCTTAAACCGCGAAAGTTTCTATAAGGAGATTTTCAGCGCCGGTCGTCGTGTTGATCGTTTTGCAGCTAATGGCGCACAAGCTGCAACGCCGCTAACTCAGGCAGAGTTAAACACTGTTAAAGTGGCTGGTGGTTTCGGGCCGGTATTGTTTGAGCCTGCTCAGATGACTTGGTTACGCAAGCCAACTCAGGAAGGTATTACCATTGCTGCCGACCAGTTCGCACAGAACCTAATGGCAGATCAGCTTAATACTATGATTTTGTCGCTAGTTGGCGCAATCGGCAATAATGCCGCTGTTGTTAATGATGTATCTGGCGGCGGTGTTCTTACTCAGTCTGTACTAAATAACACACACGCTAAGTTTGGTGATATGTCTCAGATGCTAACCGGTCAGATTATGTCTGGCGCTGCTTATCATGATCTAATTGGCGAAGCTCTTGATAATGGCGCGCGTCTGTTTAGCTCTGATACTGTTACTGTCGTTAACATTCTTGGCAAAGCCGTTATTGTGACTGATGCGCCTGCATTGACTACTTCCGGTACTCCTAACGTTCACAACGTACTTAGCTTGGTTTCTGGTGCTGGTGTTGTTTCTGATGGCTCTGATGTTATTACTAACATTGACACCACCAACGGTAAGCAGCGCATTGAAACCACAATGCAAGCTGACTACACTTTCGGCGTGGGCATCAAAGGTTATAGCTGGGATGCCGCTAACGGTGGCAACTCTCCGACCGATGCGGCTTTGGCAACTGGTACTAACTGGGATAAGGTCGTAACCAGTGATAAGCATACTGCTGGCGTCCTAACCATTGCTGATGCGAGCGCGTAATGCGTCCGTGGTGGCTGATGGGATTCCGGAGAAGTCAGTATAACGAAGGTGTAAAGGCGGTCGCTTCGGCGGCTGGCCTGCGCATTATTGAGGCAAAGTGTAGCGGCAATTTTAGTGAATCAGACTTAGCGAAAAACCCGCCGAGCCTTACTAAAATTGGTGAGAAGAAGAAGCGCAAGCCTAGAAAAA